CCTTACCATCAAGTGCAAATAATTCTTTAAAGTGTACTATGTAATACTTACCTTGTTTATGAAGTATATGGCAAGACTGATATAGTTTCCTTTCTTTTCTAGAAGCAACTCCAATACGAGATAAAGTTTCTCTAATCTTTAGGAAGTCATCTGGTTCTTTTAATAGAACTTCAAACATCTGCTCCTGTGTCCATTGTACATTATTTTCCATGTTTACCACCTTTATCTAAACTATTCATAATAGTTTTAATTTGTTCATCATTTAGTATACTGAGAGCTGATTTTGCTTTTTCATTACTATATCCATAATACTCTTTAACACATTCTAAATGTTTTTCTTTCTTCGCCTTTAGCCAAGGTGTATACCTTTGCCTTGTTCTTAGAGTATTTAGTAAAAAGTCAAACTGTAATTTCTTATCTGTCTGGTGATTCATGTTCATTTCATTGACTAGGAAGATAGTATCTTGAAATGGAGCAAGACATTTGTTTACAATATAAGCAGGATATTTCTTTTCCCACATCTCATCTTCACCATCCATAAGTTTCTCTTTGGAAGAATTTATAGCTTTTAAATATTCTTTTAATTCATAACTCATTTGTGATATCCTTGTTCTATTACTCGCCATGGTATAGTGTCTGCATGATTAGTTTCATTATATAAGTTTACACTATCTCCAGCAATTTGTATACCACTATCTTTTTTAAATCCTTTGTATGACATATTAAATGCAATACTTCTTCTTTCACCAGAACCTTGAAATGGATATACTTGATGAAATAAACTATTAGGAAATAATAAACACATGCCAGGTTTTGGTTTTACTACAAAAGAACCTGTTGTAAAAATACTATCAGTTTGACAAAATGTAAATTCTATTTCACCATCCTTATCTCTTTTGCCAGGTATGTTTCTAGGTTTCATAGCAGGAACTTTTAAATATAACACAGCACTTATCTGACAATGTGAATGATTGTGTTGTGGATTATATTCATTTTCATATTGATGTACAGTCCAAATAGATTGCATTTGAGTTTTAACATCCATAGCATCCCATAAATTTTTTTGACCACCATTTATGTAAGCTTGTTCAATATAACTTCTAGATAGTGCATGAAAGATATCCATGACTTTTTTTTCTTCTAACATAGAATGTGGTATTTCACTTTCTTTTTTTATGATACCAGCAAGTCTAGGTCCCATATCTCCTTTTTCTTTAACTTCATCAGCAATTCCATTAAGTTTTTTAATAAATCCCTCTGGTAATTGTGCCATCATAACTAAAGGCCCAAATGGTTTTAATACTTGTACTTTATCTATTTCCATTTCACATCCACCATAATTTCTGTTAGACAAGCCAGTAAGTTTATTTCTTGGTCTGCCACAAACGCTGACTGATACTGATACTTAGATAAGATAAGAACTGCATGAGGTATTGTACCAGCAGTAGCATGGTTATAAAGATTGTCATAAATACGCCTATAAATATGGACAGGGTCATTGTCAAGATTATGTACAATCCACTTTCGTACATTCGTGAATTCCTGAGCTTTGAGCGAGGTAATAAGTTCATTGATATTAACTTCCGATATGTTTACAAGAATTCCAGAATCTATTTGACCAGATGTGGAATATCTTTGTAGTTCGTTTATTGTTCTACGCCAGTCTGGAAAATATTTAGTCAATACTTCCATTACAACTCTTGGTTCATATTTTATATTCTCTGATTCAAGAATATTTTGAACACGACCAAAAAAGTTTTTTGCAAGTTTAGGTTTATCATCTTTTGCAATAATAAAATCAACAACACTACATCTTGAATGTAATGGTTCTATTAATCTGTTTTTATAATTACAAGTAAGAATGAATCCACAGTTTTTGTGAAATTCTTCCATAAACCCACGAAGAGCAGGTTGTGTAGATTGAGGATTTAAATAATCTGCCTCATCAAGTATAACATACTTACGACCACCCTCTAGTGATACAGTAGAGGCAAAGTTTTTAATTTTATTTCTGAGTACATCAATACCAGATTCTTCTGAACCATTTATTAGTAATGATGTTGCACCAATCTCATCAAGCATTGCTTTGGCAACAGTAGTCTTACCGACACCAGGCCCACCTGATAAAATTAAGTTTGGTATATGTTTGTCTTCTACAAATTCCTTAAAAGTCTTTTTTAAGTTCTCTGGTAAAATACAATCATTGATTGTTGTGGGGCGATATTTCTCAACCCATAAAAAAGTTTCCATAATATATAATCCAATTTGTTATTCATAACTTGATTCAGGTTCAAGTGCAACCCAATACTCTACATCTTTATTAGAAGATGCCAGATGACTGATATTTTTAGATGATATATCTACATGATAATCACCATCCATAACTTTTAGATTTTCTACTTTGAAGAAGAATTTAAAATCACTACCATCTTCAACAGTGTCAACATCTACAGAAAATGTATTTGCAGTATCATTTTTTTTATCTTTGACTGTTAAGAATACATCAGTATTTTTCTTTTCTAAGACTAAATCAGGTGCTCCAATCACACCAGCAGCCCTTTTTAATTTAGTTAAGTTGTCACCATTCAATGTGAATGAAACTTCTTTACTAGGCATAGTAATTGTTTTGTTTGGTGAAGTAACAACCGATGGGTCTGAATAAAAATATTTCAGAGAATTCTTTGGACTGTTTTCTTCTTTGATTGTTACAAATCCATCATTAAATTCTAATACTGGACTAGAAAATAAAGATATGGATGCAAGAAATTCATTTAGGTCATAGATTGCTACTTCCTTATCAAATGATTCCTCTACTTCTGCTTTTGCAACAATGTTTTTCATGGCAGACATTGTTGTCAATGTACTACCCTGTTTAATTACAAGGTTTTGATTTATCGTTGCAAAGTTTTTTAATACATCTACTGTATGTTCACTTAGTTTCATAATATACTCCTTTTTAATGTTCTTTTGTTAATGTTGGTGATTTAAATTGTGCGACAGTTTCTTTACTATCTCTAATATTAAAGTTAGCAGACATTGTTCTTCGTTCACCCTCTCCGAAAAATGGCATTACACAATGCTGTAACCAATTAGGAAATATCATCATAAATCCTTTTTTGGGTTTTATATATTCTTGTGCATCTAACTTTAATCTGTAAACATCTGCGATGGTATTTGTTGATGTAATTAAACCTGTAAATCCATCAACACCACCAGCGGCATTATGTAACATAGGTATGTTTGGTTTTTCTTCAATACACTTTGGTACTTTCAAATACATTATCATAGACAGTCCTGCTGGTGTATGACACCCATGTGCATGTAAAGGATTGTAATCACCTTTATAACTATGAACTGTCCATGCTTCAAAAGCCTCTGCAATACTATCACGATTATAACCAGTCTTATCTTTTAATAAACTAGTTGCAATACCATCTATAACATTTTTAAAATTTTTACCAATATCACTATCTAAAGGAAAAGTCCATTGAGCAGATTTTTTATTTTGATTAATCTGTCCAACTAATTTACTTTCATGAGATACATTACTTGGTATAATAACTTCATCAATGTGTTTATTAATATCATCTGTAAATTCATCAGGGAATTGTATTGCCATCAACTTATATGATGGTATAACTTTTATAGATGCATGAGTATCAAAAGATTTTTTATATTTTTCTTTTTGCTCTTTCATTGTTCCTAAAGAATCTGAAAGGGATTTTAAACTCACTCTTGTTCACCTAAAGTGACATTGATATTTGCTGAAAGTGTTCTTCTCTCATCATCTTTTTTATTACTAAAGAATGGCATAACACCATGTCTTAACCAACTAGGGAACATAATTAATGTACCAACTTCTGGTTTAATATACTCCTCTGTAATAGGTCGCATCATATTAACATCTCGCATACCATTAGTACCCCATGTTAAATATGTAAAGCCATCTACTGCACCTGATGATTCATTTAATCCTTCAAATTTTTCTGTAGGATTCCCTAACGCTTGAATACATCTAGGTACTTGTAAGTACATAATACACGATACACCCATTGGTGTTTTAGTGCCATGGTCATGTATTGGATTGTAATCACCACTATAACTATGTACTGTCCACATTGATTCCATAGAAGTTTTACATTCGGTTTCTTCACCCAATGACCTAGTAACAAATTCTTTTGCAAGTCTTTCTAATACCCCACCAAACATTTCACCAACTTCATCGCCTTCATATGGAAAAGTTAATTGTGCAGATTTTTCATGTTGTGATATCTGACCAACTAAACCTTTTGAGTGGTCTACATTGTTTGGTATGATTACATCTTCAATGTGACTATTGATTTCTGTTATGACTTCTGCTGGGAATTGACATCTCATGATGTTTACTGCAGTCTTTGGTCTAAAGGCAATTTGAATACCGCCAGGATTTTCTGGTACAGGTTCACCTGTATCTATTGTTTGTTCTTCTTCACTCATAATATTTTCACTCTGTTTTTGTTTATCTTGTGCATCCTGTAACTGTGCATTGTAATCACCTATCGTAAATGGTCTATCACCCATTTCACTTGGTCTAATAATTTCGGATTTGCCAGTTTCAGAATTGTATCTATCAATACCACCAATGCCAATATCTGCATCGCCATCTAATGGATTTTTTATATTTTTATCACTCATAATATATTCCTATTCAATCTTGTAAACATTATACATGATAGGAACACCTTTTGTCAAGGCATTCCTAACACTTATTTCAATTTATTTTACTTTAATAATTTTTGGTTTTTTGTGTTCTGGCACAATCTGTTCCAAATTTATTAAAAGTAAACCATTTTCTAGTTTTGCATCTTTGATTTCAATATCATCTGCAAGTGTGAACTTTCTAGTGAAAGCTCTTTTTGCAATACCTTTATGAATTAAAACATCATTGTCATACTGTGAAGTTTTTTGACCAAATGATGTTTCGCCATCTGGGTATGTTTTTAAACTCCATTGGTTTCTGTCAGTACTATACTGCATATCTTCATCTTTAAGTTTTTTAGGTTTATCAGATGTTGGCAAATTAGAGGATTTAATCTCTAAAACGCCATCAGTTAAGACAACATCTATTTCATCCTTACTGAATCCTGCTAATGCAATTTCAATAACATGTTTAAAGTCACCAGTCTTTCTGATATTGTATGGCGGGAATCCACCAGTTTCATAGTTTGTGTTTCCATAATCTACGAGTTTATCAAAAACTCTATCGAATCCGACTGTAAAAGGTGCGAATTGATTTATATCAAAGTGTGTTAGTTTTACCATAATAGTAAGCCTCCTTATTAAGCAAAGTTTATTTTTATGTGAACCCATTAGGCATTCACATTATTA